GATTCTGTATCGTTGCGTCTTCATGCGTTGAGTTTCTGGTGTGCGGCCTCGGTGATGAGCACGCCGTTGCCGGTTGCTGGGGCGAACTTTTCGACTTGGTGTTCGAGCATCTGGAGCGCGAGCACCTCGCGCGCTGAATGCGGCATGACGAGGTGCATGGTCCCGGCGATTTGCCGTGTGGTGACGCTGTCGGTGATTTGCGTCCGGCTCGCGACGATGACCGTCGGGTTTTTGATGCGTTGGGTGATGTGAAAGATCATTGGTTGTAGCTATGGTTAGAGATTCACAGGCGGGGCCGGATCGCGCGGCGGGCTTCGTGCACTGATTGTTCGAGGCCGATCTTGTAGAGGCGCCCTGACTCACGGGCGGCGATGCCTGCCCAGATCGCTGCGCCGATGGCGGATGCGATGAGACCGAAGAGCCACAGAGGGTTTGCGCCGTTGTGGTTGTCAATGAGCGCCGATGGAATCCAACATGCGCTGGCAGCGGTGAGCATGAGAGCGAGTGTCGCTTGCAGTGCGGAGGCTCGGCTGTTGCGGTAGTAGCGTTCTGATAGTTTCATGGTTGGGTTGGGTGGGTTGGGGTTAGTAGGTGAGAGCAGTTGGAGATGGCGGCGCGGTGCGTGCGTCCTTGAGCTGGATGAGCACCTTCGCGAGGTCGTAGCGAACAAGGCTGTCGATGCGGAACTCGGGGCTGATGACTCCCTTGGATTCGAGATTGCGGACAGTCGGTGCAGAGACACCGAGCTCCTTGGCCAAGGCAGCGGCAGTGATGAGGCGAGGCTTGGTTTTCACGCCGCACCTCCTTCGAGCTGTGCCTTGGCGGCGGCGGTGAGGATTTCGCGGATGGACTGCTGAACGGTCAGCCCGGTGGCCGAATACGCGATGATGTAGTCCTTGGTTTGCTCTGGAAGATCCTTGAGCGCGATTTGCGGAAGAGTGCTTGTTTCAAGCGTTTTCGTGAGCGTGTCGGCGTGCATGTCGATTACGTGATAACGTAATTTACGTAATTAGCAACGTAAAATTCGTATTTTGTGAAAAAAATATCGTAGCTTACGTTAATCCTGTGTTAAAATGCCCCCATGATAGCATTCGAAGACATCGAAAAACGCTTGAAAAAGCTTGGAAGAGACCGCATGTGGCTGGCCGAAAAATCCGGTCGAAGCCACGCCTCAATCCGAACGGCACTAGCAAAGAGCGCTGCGCCCAAAGCCCGCAGCGCCCTGCTGCAAAAGGCTTTGACTGACGCCATCGAGCGTGAGGAATCAGAACAGGCAAAAAAGCCGGAGCTCACGAAGTCGATCTCGCTTGAACCTTCGATTGAGGAATACCGGTTCTGGTCGGAGGCTTTCAAATCGAGCCCGTACTCGACGATTGAGGAATGGGCGGTCGCCGCGCTGAATGGATCATCCGGTGCGCTGCATGCCCTCCCGACATCCATGGTCGCCGAAGAGCCTCCCGAATACGGAGCAAAGAGAAGGCCGAAGTGATCGCCATGTATCCAGCGCGGAGGTATGCGAGCTGGGCGTCAATCGTCCACACTTTTACCGCATCGGTAATGCTCGCTGGACCATTTTCCTGACGCCACGAAAATGGTTTTGATCCGCGATAAGTCCCTGAAGGGTCCATTTTTAAGACAAGGCCCGCAATCCTAGATGAATAGCGGGTCCGCCTGTTCTTCGTAATGAGCAGGTCGTCGGTTCAAATCCGACCAGCGGCTCCATTTTACTAGGGTTCCAGAGGGTAAAAATGGAAAAAGAAGAAACTTGAGAAAGCACGAAAGGGCCATAAGGTGCAGGCAAGATGCCGCGCGTAGCTGAGATCAAACCGTTCAAGACGCCTCAAGGATGGCGGGTAAATATCCCGAAGAGCATGGCTGCCGATGGAAAGCGGCATAAAAAATACTTCCGCACGGAGTCCGAGGCGAATCGATACGCGGGCAAGCTCAGGTCGCAATACGCCTCGGGGGTCCGTGGATCGGCGCTACCTCTTGCGATCGCTTTGCAGGCGACTGAGGCCATCAGCATCCTCGAAGGTACCGGCGTTGGACTGGTCGAGGCGGCCAAGATCGTGGCCAAGCAGATCAAATCATCCGGTGGCAATGAAACATTCAGCGAGCGATATGATCGCGCCATGCTCGATGGCGAAGGCCGCTGGTCGAAACGCTACCGGCAGGACATGGATCGTATGCTGCGGTGGTTGCCAAAAGGTTTTTTGGCAAAGCCCTGCGGGGTGATCGACCGGGGTGTCATTGAAAAAGCCCTGGTCGAAGATCGGAAACTCTCCCGTGCGACGATCGACATGCGGACGACGCGCATCCTCGCTGTCTTAAACTACCGCGAGCGGCACCGCAAATCGAGCGAGATCAAGATCCTCACCTTGGCGGAGGTCGAGGCGGTACTCTCGCATTGCCAGTCGGTCGAGGAGCGCCGTGTGGTGGCGCTGTTGGCCTTTGCGGGCATCCGACCTGATGCGGAGTCGGGAGAGATTGCTCGACTCGACTGGGAGGCTGTGGGAGCTAAGGAAATCTACATCGCCCCTGCGACATCGAAGACCGGATCGGACCGGCATATTGAAATCACGCCTCGGCTGCGGGCGGAGATCGATGGTCATCCTGCCAGCGGGCCGGTGCTGCCTGCGGGTTGGCGGCGAGCTTGGCAACGGATCAGGAAGGCGGCGGGCATTGCGGGCGAGCAGGACATTCTGCGGCATTCGTTTGCGAGTCACATGCTCGCGGCGACCGATGAAGCGCGGGCCAAGGCGGCGATGGGTCACACGGCTGGCAGCTCGACGCTCTTCCGGCACTACCGACGGGCCGTGACGCAGGCCGATGGTTTGGCCTATTTCGGCATGTGCGATGATAAAAAGAAACGGACGAAAAGCGGGTGAATCTGCATTTGGTTCATAGGTCAAGCAGGGCTTGACCTGCGGCGCGGATCTTAATCTTTCGAGTACAGGTTAACCACTCGGCCATTCATGCGCGCCTTGCGCTTTTTGAGCAGTCCCTTGGTGAGTAAAGTGTTGAGCCGACTGACCGCCGAGCTGACGCTGACTGCTTCGCCCTGGGCGGCAAGGCTTTGAATAAAATCATCGATGCTAAATTCATCCTCACGCTTTTCCGCAGCGGAAAGCTCCGAGAGCGCGAAGTCGAGCGCGGATAGCGCGGTCTTGGTGGTTTGTTTTTTCATAGAATGCCCATTGGCGAGATCCAAGTGCTTCCTTCCTTGATCACATGCCATGCCTGCCATGAGCCGGTGCGATCGTTGATGATGCCGTAGAGCCACCCATTGCGCCATGCGAGCTTGGCGGGCGTTCTGTCGGCGTATGAGAGCTGATCGATGTCGGCCAGACAGCCTACGGAGAATGACGCCTCGCCGTCGATGTGACGCGCGGTGTAGGTGTCGGGCTTGTGGGTGTGGCCGTGCAGGCAGGCGCCCCAGTTCTCGAAGTGTGCTTTTGCCGGGTACATAGTGGCACGGAAGCCATGGATCAGCTTCGGTCCGCCCTCGGGCATCCGCAGGTACTTGCCGACATGATACGGCACCCACGCAATCTTGCGCTTTTTGAACTCATCCTCCGAGGCTTGAGCGAGCTTCGCGCAATGTTCGCGGAGCATGCCATCCGAACACTTTGTCGAGTGCATCCAGATCCGATCGTCGTGGTTGCCGAGCGTCAGAAAGTTCGGGCGGAAGGCGTCGAGAAAATCGAGGCCGCATTGGTAGTCATCCGAGATGCCGTCGGCTTTTTCCTCGGGCGAGGCGCCACGGCGCAGCGGCGAGAAATCCCATAGATCGCCGAGGTGAATGCGATGGTGCGGCTTCCAATCGTCGGCGAACGCGAGAAACTTTTTCTTCGCTGCCTCGCAGACCAGACCGCCATGGTTGTCGGCGGCTACTATGAACTTTTTGTAGGCCATGCTTGGCGGTGGTGTTAAACAATCGGCCCGTCGCACAAGATGTACTCGAAGCCTTTCTGCCCCGCCTTCTTCATCTCCGAGCGGGTGAGTAGGTAGAACGCATCCCATTGCGCGGGTGGGATCGTCTGGCAGCCGAGCGAGCTTGTGCCTTTGTAGCCGCCTTTGTGGATGTTGATGGCGATGCCCTGCTTGATGCCATCCATGCCGTCGCGCATGACCGGCAGGGCTTCTCCTTTGGTGTTCGGGCGGAAGGCTGGGTATCCACCGCCGGGGCGACTGATGCCGTGGTTGCCGGGTCGATACGGATGGACACCGGAGATGAGCGAGGCGATGCCTGGGCGATGGCGGCTTGGGTCGGTGTTCGCGTTGAAGGCGGCAAAGGTTTCGGGGCCGACGACGAAGATTGCATCGTCGTAGATTCCGCGGTCGTTCTTGCCTTTCGCGCCCATGGTGTCGCGGTAGTAGCCGCGGATGCCGACCACGAACATTGGCGGCAGCAGTTCGTCGGGGTAGGCTTTGACCCACACCTTGACCGCTGCGGCCATGACCGCAAACTGTTTGGCTCGCGGCTTGTTCATGGTGCGTTATTTTTCGGCGATGATCTCCAGCACGCGGAGAGCGGCTGGAGCGTCGATGGTGGCGTCTTTGCTGCCGTCCGGGTTGACCCGTAGGGTGCAGCTTGTCATCACAGCGACGGCTGCCCAGATGAGCAGCGAGGCGATCAAAGCCCAGATGAGGCCGACTCGGTCGGATTTGGTTTCAGAGTTCATCGCGATAGACAGTTTTTTCGGAGGTGTCGATGTAGCTGCGGGCGGTCGTCAATGCCGTGCCGAGCAGGCCGAGGGCGAATCCGATCACTTGCTTGGCGTCGGTAAAGTCGATCGTTGCGAGTCCCGCGCTTCCGGCGGAGACGACGGCGATGAGGACATAGAGGACGAGGCGGAGGGTGCTTTGTTCGGGTGTCATGTTTGGGTTGGGTTCGATGTTAGAAAATCAGCGGCGTTTCCAGTGGCACTCGGCAACACCGCATCCGGCGGCCATGCGTTCGACTTCGCCTTGGAGTTTCTCGATTGTCGCGCTCTGAGCGTTGATCACTCGATCCTGCGCTTCGAGGCGGCTCTTCATGAAGTTCCACATGAGCGCGGCCAAGGTTGCGACTGCGCCCGAAAGCGTTCCGATCGTGGCGAGTATCCATGCGATGGGGAGTTCGATCATGCCCAGAAAATGTTAGGTGTGGATTCGTCGGAGGGGCGTTGTTCGCCGGAGGTGGAAGCCCAATAGATAAACTGCTCGCCGCCTTCTGGAATCGGGATGCCGACAAGGTCGCGGAACAGCACCCACCATTGTCCATCGCCATTATGCTCACCGATGATGTGGAGTGCGTATTCATGTGACGCGAGAGCAATCTGCGCCTCACCATCCTCGTCGATGGTCGCAAAGTCATTCTGTAATCCAAACTGGACTGCTGTATCGCGGTCTTCAAATTTAAGCAAATAGTCGATCATGCCGTGAGTGCTTGGAGTTTGGCGTTTGGTAGGCGTTTGCGGTAGTAGCGGATGGAATCGACTGGGCCGTTAATATGAGAACCAGATCCACTGTAACCAATTCCAAGAACAGTTGGATTGAGCACCAAAGTGCCACTTGTTGAACTGACAGATCCACCATTAGCAACCGCTGACACCAAGTTTCCACCATGCGTACATGCAACTCTAAGGCTTCCGCTAACAAATGTTCCAAGAGCTAAATCAAAAGTTCCTCCTCCTCGTATGATGGCAGAAAGAGTATTTGAGCTTGTTCTCCTATGACCAAAGAAATTAATCCAGTTTGCGGGGTAATAATCAAAACCACCAGTTGGAATTATTGTCTTGGATAGGAGGGTTCCCTCTGACGCATTCCACAATGTTGATGAAGTGATGCTACACACATCCGCGCTACGCACCACGGACGATGCCACGGTCGGGATGTAGGAGGTGGCAAAAGATCCTGCTTCTACTTGTGCGCCCCAAACAAAGATTCCGCTACCGATTGTGCCGACATACGGAGACCAACCTAGTGCAGTAGATGAGATCTGTGGCCCAATGGTGAAAGTGCTTGATCCAGTTGCTGCTGATGCTGCCGTGATCGAGCATCTATACCATCCGTTTGGGTATGCTTGAATTGATGATGTCGCACCGCTGCCACTTCCGATTGTCCCAGCATTTACCCCGCCAATAACAAAGTTTTGGAACTGGCCACCAAATGCGCTGCCAAACCGTAATTGGACAAAATCTCGTTCGGCAGCTTTAACAAAACACGAGAATGTATATGTGGTTCCACTTACAAAACTCGCGCCCTGAATCGCAATTCTTCTATTGGATGCAGTTGTGTTTTCTGAAATTTTGTCGGCATCCATTGCTCCAGATGGGCTTGTGGTCTGGTCAAGAGAAATCGCCACAAGCCCGGTATCATTCGACCAAGTCGTCCCAAAATTTTCGCTCTGAAGGCAAATATTCGTCCTGATCTCCTCGATCAGCAACCCCCTGCACACGCCAGCAGAGGTGTGGTCGAAGCGGGGGCCGCGATAGCCGATACGCCATGATGTAAATGTTCCGCTGCCACCGATGCTGGTCATGTTGCAAACCAGCGACTGCGTGGCTGCATCGTAACTGGTGACAGTTCCGACCATGAAGTTCGACCCGTTCGATGCCTCGACGGCATCGCCAGCGCGCCAGAGTTGATCCTGTCCGGCGGTCGCTGCCAGCGTGAATGTCCGGCTGCCTGTGCCGATCGTGTTCGAGGTGGTTGAGGTATCGACCCCGTGGATCAGACCATCGCTCCCGATGTAGGTTGCGCCACTTCCTCGCGTAAAGGTCGGCGTTGGGCCGACCCGAGCGGTGAGCGATTTGGTCGCTGCAAACGGCAGGTCGAGCGACAACTGGTCGTTGCTCGACAAGTTCGACCGCGATGTCTTGAGGATCATCATATCAGGTTGCCGGACAGGTTGTAGACGCCGCTTGCGACGCGCATGAGCGAGGCTGGTGCGTGCTGGCCTGCGGTGGCGAGCAGGTTGCCGAAGGAGTTGATCGTTGCGCCGGAGCCTTGCTGGAAAGTGACGCGGCCTGTGCCTGCTTGGATGATCATACAGGAGAACCCAGCGGCGAGCGTCGATGGCACGGTGACGGTGACAGCGGATGATGCTGTGCAGCGGATCACGCGGTTGTTGTCGCTGTCGGCAAGGGTGATCGATGTCGCTGCATTGTCGGCGATCGTGAGAGATGGCTCTGGGCCGGTCGGGCCGGTGCTTCCGGTTGGTCCTGCTGGGCCTGTTGCACCAGTTACTTTTCCGAGATTGAGTGTAGGCATGTTCGTGAGTGATTAGGTGTCAATAGCTCATGAAGAGGTCGCCCCCCTCGATGTAGAAGGTGTAGGTGGGTGCTGGCGTCCCGGCTGGGCCTTGGGGACCGACTGGCCCCGCTGGGCCTGTTTGCCCGACGCTTCCGGCGGGTCCGGCGCTTCCGGTATCGCCTTTGATACCTTGGGGTCCGGCTGGGCCTGTGCTTCCTGCGGGCCCTGCGGGTCCGACTGGGCCTACGGGGCCTGCGCTTCCGTTCGCCCCTTGCGGCCCGACGAGGCTGGCAAGCCATTGGCTCTGGCTGCCGCTGAAACCACTCTCGACGGCGACTTCGTAGGCGCTCTTGCCAGAGATCGGCACGCCGGGTTGGGTGGTGTGAATTTCCGTGCTGGAGGTCGTCTTGCGGGTCACATCACGCACGAGCTTGATGCCGCCCAGCGCGACTGTGCGCACCTCTCCGGTGCTGAGGCTTTGCGCTTGGATGTCCCAGATGTAGGTGGCCGACGGAAGAGCCAGCGTGTCGGCCGGCACGATCTCGACCTCGGCGGTGTTGCCAGTGATCGAGATGCCCGCGCCGGTGAGCTTCTGGAAGACTGCCGCGTCGTCTGAATCCTGCGCGCTGCGCTTGGCCGTGAAGATCAGCGACCACGCCTCGCCGGGCGTGAAGTCATCGCCAGCCCATGTGAGCGGTATCTCGTGGCTCGTGCTGTCGCCGATGTACTGGGTGAGCTGCATCTTCGATGTGGCGGGTGTCAACGGGTCTTAACCGAGCAGGGATTTCTTGATCACCACTTCCATGGTGTCGCTGCGGATGTCTGAAATGCTCTCACCTGTGCCGGTGGTGACCTTGAGTTCGCAGAGGCCCTTGATGTCGGTCTCGTTGCTGGCTTCGACCTTGCCTTCGGCATCGATTTGCTCGACGGCATCTTCGTCGTAGTAGTCGTCGATGAGTGCGCCAAACTCGGCGGCGACTCCAACGACGCGCATCTTGTAGTAAGCGTTGGATCCGGTGCCGACCTTGGTGAAGGCGTCGCCTTCCATGAGCAGAGGACCACCGATCTTGGAGGCGACTCCGAAACGCATGGCGGTGGGCTCTGGATCGACGGACTTGGTGCCTTTGGTAAAGCGGAGGTTAAGCCAGAGGATTTCGCCGCTCTTGATGAGAAGGGGCTTGTCCTTGGTCGAGTTCACCACAGTCGCGCCGGATGCGATGGTTGCTTCGGCTTTCGGCGGGGTGAGGCTCAATTCACGGGTTTGGAGATCCATGAAGACATCGACGCCTCCATTTTCTAAGAACACCGGTGGTGGGGTTGGCGCGGTGGAGGCGGCGGCCACATTCATGCGCAGGGTCTTGGCCGTGCCAGTGCCGACATTATTGGTGGCGGTGAGAGTCAATAGGTAGATGCCAGCAGCCGTTGGCGTACCAGAAATGAGGCCGCTGTTGTTGATCGTGAGACCTGCGGGGAGACCAGTCGCCGTGAATGACTCAGGATCATTGGTGGCTCGGATCTGGAGGTTGGTGGCGGTGCCGACCTGTGTTCCAGAGGAGAGCACATAAGCCTGGCCGTTCCATGGTGCATCCAGCCCGGTTAAGTCGATTTCTGAACGGCCTTTCTCGACGGTGATGGTGATGGTCTTTTCTTCGTCGATGAGTGGTTCGTTCCAATCGGTGCGATAGGTGAGCTTGATGGTCACTTCGTATTCGCCATAGATATTTGGAGTGCCTGTGATTTGATTGCCATTAACAAAGCTCATACCGGGCGGCGGGTTTTCGACATGCCATTGGGCCGAGTTCACATTCTGCCTAGCCATCAAGTAAATCGAACGCGATTCAAACGCGCCGATCGTCATGTCGGAATTGGCGATAATCGAGGTAAAGACTGGATCAAGCGAGGTGGGGGCTTCCTTTACGATAAAAGGCACCGTGAGATAAGTGGTGCCTTCGACTTGGTACAAATTCCCAGATGCGGGAATTGGGTTGTAAAGAGTGAAATCGGAAAGCTCGATTTTGATCAGCGCGTTTTGCGTTCCGGTTTCTGTTGGTGAGCCGATGATGTTCGCGGTTTCGACTAGGTTACCGTCGAAGGATAAACCATCGGGCATCGAGACGCTTGTGAATCGGATGTGATTGGAGTATCGGGTGAATGAGTCTTTGAGTACTGGGAAGGGCAGCGTCGAGTTGGCGAGCGGCGAACCGTTGCCGAGTTGCCCGAACGAGTCCGATCCCCATGTGAAAAGGTTGCCATCACTGGTAATGACTGACGAGTGGTAGCCGCCTGCCTCGACAGCGATCGGTGTTTTGCCATTGAGGTGACCGCCAGCAAACACCTTTACTGCGGTGGTTGAGTTGAGCGTAGTGCCGTTTCCAAGTTGGCCGTTGGCATTGCGCCCGACCGCTGCGACTGTGCCATCAGAACACAAGAACAAGGTGTGCTCCATGCCCACTGATACATCCGTGATCGTCTTGCCGGCCAAGGCTCCCGTCATGCTGACCGCTGCCCATGTCGTTTGGCCGATTGCATTGCCATTGCCGAGCTTGCCATAGGTATTAGCTCCAAGTCCGGCGATGGTGCCATCCGTGCAGATAGCAAAGATGCGATCGATACCCCCGACAAGGCGGCTCACGGCCTTACCTGTCAGTGCGCCATTCAGAGTGACGCTTGAAAAATTATCGAGATGGGAATTGATCCTAAAGATTGTGCCGTCTGAGCATAGCGCATAAACAGCCAAGCCAGATCCTTCCAGTTGGGTGATGGTTTTCCCAGATAACGGGGCAACCTGCGCGGCTTGAAAAGCTATTGTGGTTGCGCTCCCCTGTTTATAAAAAAGACCAGATTCTTTTCTGAATACTTGGTAATAATTATACTGACTAGTTCCCGTAACAGCGAAATCAAGAACACCACTAGTAAGAAGCACGGGGGTATTATAGCTATTATTACCTAAATCCCCCCAGCGAAAAAAATCTCCATCGTCACTTAAAGCATAGCTTGAATTGTTCACAGTTTCGTATGCGCATTTAATTCTGGTGATGTTCTTTAGGCTTAAAGCGCCACTTGTGAAAACCTCAACAGGGGTGTTTGAGTCGGTTTGACTGTTGTTACCTAGCTGCCCGTGGTTATTTCTACCGAACGCCGCCAGCGAACCATCCGTATTTAATACGATGGTGTGATTCTCCCCTGAAGATATTTTAGAAACACTCTTGCCTGCTAATACTCCGCCATCTTGTGAGATTGGATTCCCTGTGTATGGATAGGTCAGCGACTCTCCTGTGATCCTTTTGAGATCCACAAAATCAGCCAGATCGATCTCGGCGGCTTGGTCTTTGTAAATTGAGATCCCATCGGTGATCCCAGTCTTCAATTTGGCGGTGATAAGGTCACTTGGCATGTTTTAAGCGATTTCGAGTTCTGCGGCTTCCATTTTGAGCGAGATCGCGCCGCGTGTGCCTTCGCGATCTTCGGTGTCGAAGTTGAGGAGGCGGGCGCGGATAGCGAAGGCGGAGTTGCTTGGCGGCGTCGCGTTCTGCGAGCGGCCGTAGAGGGTGCTAGTGGCACTGAGGACTGAGCTGGCATCGCTGGATACCGAAAGCCCGAAGCTGTGCTCGACGATCGTGCTGGAGAGGATGAGGCGCTGGGAAATGATCGGCGTGGCCCACTGAAGGTTGGCAAAGTTCGGGCCGTAGTTGCTGCCCTGCGACTCTTGCAGCGTGCCGAAGGCGACCTCCAGCATGTACTGGGCGCGGGTGTTGCCGAGCAGTTGCAGAGATGGCTTCACGCTCAAGCTCAGACTGCGTTTCGCGGTGAGCATTTCAGCTGCGATCCAGAGCAGGAAGATGTCGTGCTCGTACTCGACCGGGAAGTAGCTGTTGCCGTTCTTCCGAACCTCGTACATCACCGAACCATTGCTGGCGATGTAGCCATTAGATGCCACCGGCCATGCCTTGCGGTTGCGGGCCGAGGGGATGAGCCATGGTGTGCTGAGTTGCTTTACTTGCCCGGCGAAGGTCTCCACGGCGAACGGCGGCGCGGCTGGCGAGACCGTCGCATCGTGAACGGCACCCAGTAGCGGCAAGCGGCCATTCGGCAGGGAGGATCCCGCAGGAATCGTGATGTCGATTCCCTCAATCTTCATCAGGGTGCCACTGGCGTCTTGGTTTTGACCTGGGCCCGCTGCGAGCATGACTTGTTCCAGCGTCTCCACCCGGCTGCCGATGTCATCGAGCAGGAGGTTCAATCCCTCAATCTGCTCGATGGTGTGCGTGTGCGCTTGGAAGGCCGAGATCGGTCCGGCCGTGGTGATGGTCGCCACATACTGGTTAGCTGTCGGCGGAGTCTTGAACTTGATGGTGAGATCGTCCTCGCTATCGAGGGTCACGGCGTAGGAGACATAGAGGTCCTCGCCATCGACGCTGAACTGGCGATCGACGATGGCGGACTCGCCATCGTTCTTTCTTAGCGTCACATGCAGGTCGCGGGTACCGAGGTTGTGAGTGAGCGTGTACTCGGTGTTGGTGCCATCGCCGATCGGGGCGACATAGTGTTGGCTGCCGGTGATGATCTGATCCTCGGTATACGGGATGTAGGTGCGACCGTGTGGCGGGCGCAGCCAGTCGATGTTGGCGGCGGTTTCCAGACCCTCCCAGTTGAGCTCGCGGATGATCCGCACCGGCACGCGGATCGGCGTGATGGTGTAGAGGGTGTCGGGATCGTTCTCGTCCTCGATGGTCATCTCGACCTCCAGCACCGCAGTGGTGATGTTATCGACGGCACGCAGAGCGTCGGCCAGCTCGGCGGTGTTGAGGTTTAGGACGAAGGTTGGGTCGCCGGGTGGCGCTGAGAAAACCTCAACCTCGATCAACTCTTGGGCAAAGCCCTCCATCGAGCCGCCGAAGGTAATGTGGGCGGTGTTGTTGTTCGGATTGGTGACAGTGAAGCTGCCGTCCTCATCAGCGAGCTTGGCGATGGCAGCTTGGATCTCATCCGCGCCATCCTCAATCGAGAGTTCGCCCGATTTCTTGTATCCTCGGCGAAGTTGATAGCTGCCACGAAAAAACGGGTTGACCTTGAGAGCTTGGATCTCCGGCCATGTGGTGGTGTTGTCGGTTCCTCCCTCTTGGATCCGTGTGATGCTAGGCATCGCCGGCAGGATGTTGGAAAAGATCGAAGTCGAGGCGAGCGGTGAGCGGATCAGGCGGATCTCGTGGCGCGTCTTGCTGCCGACGAGGTACGAGCGCACCCGCACATGGGCGGTTGGCTCAAGGCTTACCGAGGTGCCGGTGATCGGGTACTGGGCCTCGGTGGCATCAGCGACATCGACCATCCACGAGCCGTCTTTGAAGGCGACCGTCGCGGTCGAGGAGTAGACTTCTTCGAGCGCGGCCTTGACTTGGGCAGCGGTCGCATCGAACGAAAGCGGCGAGCCGGCAGCATCGCCATCGACATAAAGTTGAAAGGTGCCTGCCGTCGGGCGGGCATCGACAAGGCCGATGCTGGCGCGCAGGGAATTGAGCGTGCGGGAGACCTCGGTGGCGGTGCCTTCGATCTGCTCAGAGAACCGCAGCCCGATGCGGACTTCATCGCCTTGAACCAGTTCCGGCAGGGTAAGCGTGCTCCCGCCGAGGGTGCTGTTGAGCTTCCGGTTGGTGAGATCTACAAACGCGAGGACTTGCATCTTTTCCCCTGCCCTCGCGTCAACTGAAGCGGGGTGTTTTCATGGCGTTTTTGCTACGCTTTATATGGGCGGATACCATCCATCATTAAAAAGATATCTTGTATTAGGTTCTGGAAAAAATGGAATTTTCCTTAGGTCTAGTCTAATTGATTGTTGCATTTCTAATCCTGGCGACTTTGGTCTGTAATCTTTGAATTTAGTATCTTTGGTGACCCTAAACTTGCGTTCTATAATGTTGCCATCTTTATCTCTTATCAGGAGCCAGTCATTGGAACCGGATGGGAAACTGGTCCCTTGTTCTTGAAATACCGGCCCACCGTTGGAGCTATTATTTGAGTTTTTTGATATGCTTTTTCGCTCAATACCTCCGCCGTTTTGCCTAAAAGAAGCCGCTAAACTCTTGAAGCGTTTTTGAGCTCTATCACGATACAAAAATCTCCCCCAAATGCTCTCAAAATGACAGATTGCTTGCAGATACTCGATCCATATTTCACCCATGGAAACAATTACCCAATACGCCTTACCAAAATCATCAGATTCTGTTTGATTGTTAAAAAATCCATAGGGAAACGAAGTGCTTGGAGGCGAATCTGGATTTAATTTTTCTTTTTGTATCTCAGCTTCGGCTCTTTTGCGATTAAGGTTTTCCTGTTTATTTAAGTTCATGATGACCAAAAAACCCCTTTCATGTTGCGACTCTTCAAAGTCTGAATCAGCTCGTTAAGTTGTGAGTTCAATGGCGCAAGCAAGGTGGCGATTGTAATATCTGCCAAGCCGCCCGCTAGTCCGGTGGTAAGGCGGATCGGTTCTATCGGCGTAGCGTCCGGGATGTTCTGCGTTGAATGAGACAAATTCCAAAAATGGTTGTATTTAACATAAGGGGTCCATGTGGCGTCCAGCTCGGCTGATGGATCCACCCCCTCGGGGCTCACAAAGTAAATGGTGGCGATCTGTGTTAGATCATATTCGGGGTCGGTCATCCCTTCGAGCAACGCCATCTCGGATTCTGGGACTGGAGGCGGATTGAATTTAGGGCTGACCCTTAAATAAGCATTTTTTTTCATTCCGCCTGAATGATTGTAAGTGACATAGATTGCGCCTAATGTGCCGTCCAACAAGCTGCCAGGGTACACCTCAAACTTGGCCGAGGGACGGTCTTTCCAGAGTGAGACATCGCAGGCCCGCAGGCGGCGTGCTGCCTTAGTGTCTTCCTGTCCATCGATAAAACTGATCCCGCCGGTGACACCGCCAGTGATCTGGGTGTTTGCCGAATTGACGCCAAGGTCGGCGAAGAACTTAGGTACCGGCTCATAGCTTAACCTAAGCCCTGAACTGGATAATGCGCTGCCTCCAAATCCCGTTGGGGACGCGCCAGTGCCGATCACCCTTGTGGGGCCAATTTCCACCATCGGCCATTCTGTTAGATAGGCGTCGATGATCCGATTTGGTTTGCTTAAATCCTCTTTTTCATCTTTCAACCGTGCCAGAGTTCGTTCACTCGCGTGCTTTACGCGGGTGGGAATAGTCACCTCTAAGCCATTAACAAATCCCGGTTTGATCTTAAATAGCCATTGGCCTTTAGTTCCTTTTCTTTGATCTATTTCCCCCCATGTTGGCTTAATGGTCCAAGGGTGTTCCCATTTTCCAGACTCTGGCGATGGGTTGAAAGTTAATGGCCGCCGGCGCTTGATGGTATCCACCATCGAGTTCCATGTTTCATGGCGAATGAGCGGGATATACTTCATGTGGAAAAGAACAATAATCTGCTCGCCGTATTATTGTCTTGGTATAAATACCGAAGGTTGTGGTGTACTATTTGAAAGTATTCTTCCACATATGACCTGCTTGCATTAAGGTAGCAAGCGGCAATGGGATAATAAAATGCCCCATCATCATCACCAAGGTCAGTTTTTGTTGCTACTATTTGAAGGTCTTGATCCGCTCTTATTATAGAGCCGTCTATATTTGTTTTAACTCTCAGTGAAATGTAAAATTTACCTCCTTCAAATTTGCTGACATCTACTTCCATTATTGGTTTTTCGTAGGGAGGTTGCAATCCAAGAGTCATGATCGGCCTCCATTGGTTTTTTGATTTATCTAAAACAAATGGAAACATGCTATTGACCGTTCCTGGGCTGATCGTGACTGTGAGACCACTTATTCCAACCTTGAATGGATGGTTGTACGGCTGATTCTGTCGGCTTACCGTAATGATCGTTCCTTTGGGTGTTTCTCGGACCAAGATGCCATCGTTCGGCACCACCTTGAGCGTGTCCACCCACCGCACCAATCTCTCCCACGCGGTTTGGATTCTCTCGCCCTTCTGGACTTTGATTGCCTCGGTTTTCATCAGCTTAAATTGCCGGCATTGCCATCGGGGTAGACTTCCTTCGGCCACTTAAAGTATTCGGACAGCTTCCATGATTCAGAAATCTGCCAGACATTGCCACGCTTGGAAATCTGCGGCGGCATCTTTATCCAGTTGCGTTCGCCTTTATCGAGACCATTAAATTCAGCAGGGGCCCCTGGGATGGTATTGGATGAATTTCCTATATTTCCAATGACTGATCCTGGGAGAGTTCGCTTGGTATAGCTAACAGATGCGATACAGTTCATCTCAATAAAAGTTTTCGTCCCATACATTGGGTTTTTTGCCCCCCCTCCAGACTTATTTGAAGATAAGCCTGATGATCCGCCGCTTCCTGCTGGGAGTTTTTCGGGGAAACCTCCGACACCATCAATCACCTCCCATCCGTATTCTTCTTTGATTTTATCAAAATTCCAGTGCGACTCGATAGGTACTTCAGCTTGCTCGAAATCAAGACTCCATACGGCGCTATCAACTTCGCTGTTGCTGGATTCTGCTGCGCCGCCCTCGTAGGTGACAGTCACGATGTAGGAGGGTTCGGCCCCGTCGTTGTTGCAGCTCCATGTACGAGACACCTCTTTGCAGCCTTCGTGATCGGCCTTGCCAACTTGTTGAATCAATTCTTTGTTCGGCACATAATAAGGAACCACCCATTGGATGACGCCTTCTTTGCTCTTGGAACCGGTGGTCCCTTCGGTGATAAAATTTCCATTACTCATGATAAAATAGGTAGGATATTTGTTGATTCAGCTATCAGCCTCCAAAAACAGGGATGTAAACATCGGGCGGACTCTTCTTGGGCATGGTGTTCTCCTTAATAGCCCTCAGCAGTGATGTCTGGCGTCGGTTTTCATCCAATAATCCATCATTGGCTGCGCGGCCCATGAAGACATTGGTCGCCTTGGCGACGCTGCCGAGTTGGGCGACGGCTCCACCGGAATCCACGGGGGGCTTATTTTTGTTTTTCTCGCGTGCCTTGTCGGCCTCATCTGCGGCAGCACGGGCATCGACCATCTTGGCGGCGGTGTCTTTAACGCCCACTCCTTTAAGTTTATCCATCAGGGCCTGCGCTTTCTGCATTTCCTTGGTGCCGATGAGATCCATGACGACTTGGATATTTTTGCTTTGGAGGGCATCGACGAGTTTTTGAGCCTTCTCCATATCCTTGGTGCCGAGCACCTCGATCGCGGCTTGGATCTGTGCGCCTTTATCGGTCATGCCCAGCGCTTCGAGTCGAGTGATTTCCTCGCGGATTGCCTGCTCGCGTTGGAGCGCATCGATCCGCTTTTGATCACCAGCGATTCTTGCTCGCACCAGATCGACTTCGAGTCGGTATTGGGCACGGCTTGATTCTAAATCTTCGTTTTGAGATGGGCTTTTCTTGAAATTACTTATTTTCTCTTTGAGCTTTATTGCATCCAAAAGCTCTTTTGGTGTGCGCAAATTTGTCGATTTTAGGACAATATCTACTTCTTTGCTGGATGGCATTGAAGCGATGGCATCCTTCAAGTCGTACAAGCCATTAAATCCAACTGTATTTATGGCGACATCCAAATTTTTACCTTCGGCTGCTTTTATAACTCTATTGGCCGCTTCAATATCCGGGGTTCCGATGACCTTTATGGATATTTCATTGGCTTGTGCTGTCAGTTTATCGATGGATTGCTGTGCTTTCTGGACATCCTGCGTGCCAAGAACTTCCATGGCCGCTTGGACACTCTTGCCTTGAAGGGTGTTCAGAAGCTGCTGGGCTTTCTGGACATCCTGCGTGCCAAGGACCTCCATGGACACCTCCTTTGACTGCCCATTTATTGAATCAATCCTTTCCTTGGCCTCTTTGAAGTTTTTAATATCAAATGAGGTGATTGATGGCCCATCTCCCGTTTCAGGTTGGGTTGGATGAATAGATTTTCTTTTGGTCTCTGCGGCGGCTCTGTCTCTTGAAAAGAAATCAGACGGCGGTTGCTTTTGCGGTGTGTTAGCGACCGAGATTTCTTTGAAGAGGCTGCGGATTCTTTCGATGCCGTCACCGATCTGGTTTTCCATGATCGGGCCTTTAGCATTTGAAACCTCCTCGCTTAACTTGCCTTCATTGAAAAACGGATCGTTGCCAAAAGTGTCTTGGCTCCACTTGGACATCTTGCGGATGGGGTTGTAGTCCTCCATCAATCGAAGAGTGCTTTCCGTGGCTTCCGCAAAACCGCGCGTCAGAGCCACCTTAAATCCAAGCATGACAGACTCACCAATGAGTTCGCCGATCTTGACCATGCGGCTAGTGTCGCCTTGAAGTGCCTCAGCCAGCGCGGCGGTGATCGTGTACCCAACTTCGCGGATCTTAGGAGCCAGTTTGCTGAACGAGTCGATGATCTGCGGCGTCATCTTTGCCACATCGGCAGCGAATTTTGAAAAGACCTCCGCCATCGGCTTGCCGATCTCTTCGAGCATCTGGCCGACGGACACCTTGATCCTCGACATGCCGCTTGCGGTCGCGTTGGCGGATCCACCGACCTGTGTTTCGATGGCTTTGAGTACCTGGTCGAATGCCTTGGCGCGGTTGCCGGTTTGAGCAAACTCCTGTGAGATGGCTTTGATCTGCGAGGTGGTCAGTGCGCCGGTGCGCTTCAGCGCGGCCAGTCCCTTTTCTGGATCCTCAAGTGCCTTGCCGAGTTGCACGGCGTAATTCGAGGCGTCACCCCCGAAGACGGCCGCCATGTCGAGCGATGCTTGTGTGGCGCGATCGAAGGCACCTCCGGTGGTGCCGGCGGTTTTGGCAAGTTCCTTGAAGGTCGCGAGCTTCGCCTGCGACGCCATGATGAGGTCACCATCGACGCCTGTGGCGAGCTCGGTCGCATCGGCCATTTTGATGAGGCGATCGGCCACATCATCGGATTGATCTCCGAAGAGACCCATGGTTTTGACGACGCTCTTGATGCGGTTCTCCGCCTGAAGCCCTTCCTCACCGATGCTGATCAGCTTGTACGCGATGCCACCGACAGCGGCGGCTGCACCTGTGGCGGCGATACCGATCGCTCCGACGCTTTTTGCGACGCCTGAAAAGGCCGAGCTGATGCCCGAACCGATCGACGACATCGAGGTCTTGAGTGACAGAGCGGACTTTTTCGACCGATCAATCCCGCGAACAAAGTCCGAGGCGTTGAGTGTGAGTTTGGTGGTGATCCCTGCCATCTTTTCAATTCAGTAAGGTGTCAATCATGATATTTTTTTTGCCGCTTTCTTGAGGAAATTGTTCACCCGGTTCTGCATGGCACGGGTTTGCCAGCGCACGGCGTACTGCATACGGCGGTCGACCCCATCCATATTGCTGGCCCAGTTGACTAAGTTGCTGATCGTTGCCGTGATTGTAGTGGAGGTTGACTTAATATCCGCATCGCCTGGCGCGTCATGCCTACCGATCCAGCTTGGCACTCGGATCTTGCCAAGTCTGCGGGCGGCGGATGCCCAGCCGGACGCGAGGTAGCCTACGCCTTTCTGTTTCACCTTGATGAAGTTGGTGATCATCGAGCGGGCCGCGCGAGTTGGCTTCACTGCCCGCTTGATGCGGATGTTTCCACCACGGCGCTTGGTGTGCATGATGTTGGCCATTTCCGACATACTGCTGACCTCCGAGTTCTTCGGGGTGGATCCGATGAAGACATTGCGCACATCGCTGGCAATCGCGGCCTCCCCCAGTTTCTTAGCCTTTACTCCGCGCGTCTTGCCGTTACTCGGAGGCGTGATGTCCATCAGTTTGCGAACCACTCCCCGTGCCTGCTCTTCCATGAGCGCGCGGCCATCGCGTTTAGAGAACTCCCCGAGCCTTGCGGCCATGGCTTGAAACTGCCGGATGTCAGTCTCGATGTTAGTTCTGGCCATTTATTCAGGGGAAGAGTCAACCAGTTCATCGATGTAGCTGAGCAGAGAGTCTGGCACCATTTCCTCGAGTTTCGCGGCTGTGACTGGCTCAAGCGTCCAGAGGTTTGCCGCCTGCAATGCACAGTGGTAGTATTGGAGGGCTCGCGACAGCGGTAGCTCCCAGAGGATGTGCTTCTCGCTCCATCCGGTGTCCTTGGCGATCGCGTAGACCACGCTCGCGCACCAACCAGGGTTTAGGACTTTCCCGGCGGTGTCTCTTCCTCAGATTTGTACTTCGACTCGACGCGCACATCATTGGCGGCGACTTGCGAGCCGATGCGGTTGATCTCTTCGAGCATCTCAGGGAAGTTGGAGAAGTCGATACTGAGCGAGTAACGGAGAACGGCCTGCCCTGCGGTGTTGGCAGATACGGCTGAGACCACCTCGTCCAGCGGTGCTGACTGCATCCAGACGAATGTGGCGATCTGGCGCTGGCGCTCGATCTCGCTGAGGTCGGAGTCGTCGCCGGTAAACATAGTGAGCCCGAGTAGATAGGCGATCTGGAGCGATCCGTAGGAGAATGATCGCAGCTTCATGCCGCCGATCGTTTTGCTGTCGCCTTCGATCATGCCGGCGGCGATGAGTTGATCTCGTGATTCCATAATCTTAGAAGTATGAGAGGATCTTTTCGCGTTTCGCTTTGCTCTCTGGATCGTTGCCGGACGGAACGATCGCGAGGCGATTGCCCCTGCGTATCAGCAGCATCGGGCGCATGGTCTTGATCTTATCGACAAGCCGGTTGTAGCAGTCCGACATGGCGCGCATGTAGGCGATGGGATGGTCGGAGTTTTCCTCGCACCACTCCTGCGAATCAAATCGCTTTTGAAACTCAGTGAAGGTCAGTTCCTCCTCTTTGGCGATCGGTGCAAACTTGACTTTCTTCGCCCCATCCATCATCCAAGTGACCGTGCGCTTCGGGTTGCCCCCGACATCTTCGATAGTGTCGGAGAATGCCTTGTCCGTACCAAACTCGCAGCCAGAGGCAATTGCGGCAGCGATGAGCCGCGTGTTGCGGCTTTCAATGGGTGGGGTGTCGAAGTCGCGCACGATGGCGACCGTTGAGCCTTGTCTCATTTTGTAATCTTGTAGGGTGATCTAGTGGTTTTTCTGGTTCTTATGAACCAGTCTATTATGCCCCTGGGTATGCGACTCCTGTGACCTCAAACGAATTAAAGTCATCGTTGGTCTGGGAATTTTTTACCGAGGTGATGATTACTTTCCCATCTACTTCACTTGGAACAAGATTACCTCCACTAGATCCCGCTTCAACCTCAGTTGAGCCGCGCCCTTTGACTGTAAATTCAAACTTGGGGTCGAAAGCCTTTGCCGCGCCAAATCCACCTTCGGTGGACATGATCATCTTGGTCTCAAAGTTCTTGCTGACCTCAACGCTTTCAATGAACTGGGCGGTGACTTGTTTTACTCCAATCTCTAGGTTAGTTGCGGACATAGCTTTAGATGATTAGTTGATATCTTCGTAAGTAGTTGCTTGAATCTCAAATTCAGGGAAATCGTCGTTGCTTTCGGTTATTTTGACCGAGCTGATCATCGCTACGTTTAAAGCAGCATCTCCTCCGGTAACCTGAGCAAAGTTAGTAGTTCCCTTTCCAGAGACCGTAATCGTTCTGGTGATCAGCTTCTTGGGTTCGGCTTGCACGGTGACTCCTTGCTGGTTGCGAAGGGTGACGACATCTACCGTTGAATCCTCACTGGATTGACCTATAAACCCATCATCTGGGGAAAGTCCTCTCGTATTGGTAACTCCGAATGTAGCAGCCATGATACACCAATTCTGGTGTCAACTTTTAGAGCCGGCTAACGCCGATGAGCGCTTCAATCGAAGTGATCCATCGGCCATCGTCTGACACGCCTGCGGTGTGATTGGTGATGTGAAATCCGCGCACATCAATCGCGGTGATGCCGAGGTTCTGGGCTGAAGGCAGTGGTTCGGTGAAGGCGTCTCTCACATCATCCACAATGTCCATGTGGGCGCTGCGGGTGCTGGTATCTGCCGGTGACGAAATGGAGACCTTGATCGTGGCTTTGTACAGGCTGCCGACGACGCCTTCCACCTGGTCGGCGAGCACCAGCACCGCGTGTGATTCTGGCGTGCGAACTTCCGAGCTGGTGCCGGTGAATACCTCGACATCTTGGCCGAGGTTGCCGACGAGCTCGGCGAGATAGTCTTCGATGTGTTGGTTCATGGTGAAAAATTAGCGGCGGGCAACTCGGTATTCGATGACGCCAGCACCGGGCTTGAGCATGATCTCTTCGACCTTGTAGCGCAGATCGCCGATGGTTATGGCGCTGTTCTGTGCCGGTGCTGGATCTGGCAGGTGATCGACCAGCATGCGGACGCTGAGTGATCCGTCCTGGGAGAATCCTCCTTCTTCCAAATCGATCTGGACGCCACCCATCGAGATCGCGGCGACATACTCCTCTTCACCGATGGTGATTGGTACGCCGATGTCATCGAGGATCGATGCGAATGCCTCGGCGGCGGCTTCTTGAATTAGGTTCACGCTTCACGCGCGGCGTCAAAAAAGCCCCACCCGGAAATTTCCAGATGGGGCTTTCTCCTTAGACGCTACCAATGTAACAAATTACTTCTTGGCCTTCTTCGGCTCGGGGGCCTCTTCCGGCTCGATCGGCTCGATCACTGCGGCGGCTGCTTTTTTGGCATACCGCTTGAGCGTGTCACCATTCGACCAGATTTGCACCTCATCAGCACCACCGAAATCGCCGGTCACTTTCGCGGCCTTGAAATCGGCAAGCTGGTCGGCCAGCGTCACACTCGGAAGGTGCTTAACCTTCCAAGTGTCGCCATTGCGGGTTAGTGTGATGGCGCGGCGCATGATTAGGCGGAGACGATCCGTTTGAGGGCTGCGGCGTGGCCGAGGGCGAAACCATAGTTGACCTCGATGACCGATTTCTCGGTGTCGGTGTCAGGGTCACCCCATGAGCGGTACTCGATGGTGAGGCCGGTCTCTGGGTCGGTGACGGTCTCGTAGTTGGTGAGGCTGGCGCGCACACCCGAGGAAGGAGTCACGGGCGAGAATGCCACGAGGATCGCTTCTGGGAGTGCCACCATGCCGACGAGGTTCTGCGAGTTGCCGGGGATGAGGTTGGTGCCGATGACATTGAAGCCAGCGATGCTTGGAAGCAGGCCGTTTTGGATCGCCGAGGCGGTGCCAACTGCGGCTGCGTTCTTGATGCCGGCGTCCTTGAGCAACGCGCCTTCGTAGGCGTTGTCGAGGATCATCGTGCGGCTCGATTTTGCCCACTTAGCTTGATCGAGTGCGGTCTTGATGGTGATGACATCATCCGAATCAAACGCGGAGGCCGCGCTGGTGAGGACGGGTGCGCCGTAGTTAGCGGTCGTCACAACACTGAGGATGTCCTTGATGATGTCTTCGGCGAGCTTGCGACCCTTCAGGAAACCGAGTTGCTCGGGGTTGAAGTAGGGTTGGCGAGCCAGTTCGCTGGAGGTGAAGGAAAGCGCTTGATACTTGCGCTTGTTGACGGTGATTTCGCGGCTGTTGATCGCATTCGTATCGCTGAATGCGTAGGTGCCGTTGAAATCGACGGTGGCGTCCGTTGCCAATGGGAAGAAAGGCACGGCGATCTTGTCAGTGCCTTGAAGCGGGACCGAGTTGTACACGGTGCTGAAGGCATTGATGGGAAGAAGCGCCTCGCGAAGTGCAACAAGCGCACTGTCGAGGACGACATTCAGTTTGAGTTCACTGCTGATGGTGGTTGCCATAATGATTGGATGAGTTCGTTGTGGTTAGTTCGGGTTGGTTTTTGGTTTCAAAGTTTGGCCGCGTGGGCTTCGAGTTCCTTGCGGTGAGCCCTGAAAATTCGGGTTTTCTCTGCGCCAGAAGCGTTCTTCCACTGGTCGTAGATGCTCTCGCTGCTCTGTGCGTCCGGTGAGACATTCACGGGTGCGCTGGAGCTGCGGCTGGCGATGGCGGCGGCCTTGGCGGCTACTGCTTCATCGATGGAAAGTTGGTTGGCCTTCAGTGCGGCGATCTCGCCTTGCAGCGATGCCAGAGTTGCCTTGAGGTCGCCGATGATTTCGGTGGCGGACTCTTCCTTGGGCTCCTCAGCAGGCGCGCTTTCGGTTTCTCCTTCTGGTGCGGATTCAGGAGCTGCCTCTTGCTCACCTTCCGGTGCGGATGGGGCAGCTTCGTTGGCGATTTCCGCAACAACGGTCTCGACCGATGCGACGACTTCTTCGGATGGGGTGCTGGCGACTTGTTCGCTCATGCCATCTTCCGCAGTGTCAACTGCGCGAAGCGGAGAGGATCCGGCTTTGCCTGCTTGCGAAGCACTGCGCACCACGGTGGCGAGGCCCAGGTCGGAGGCTTGCGGGCCGTAGAATGTCTGCCCTTGCATCGCTTCGGCGGGGATCTTGCGACCTTGGCGCGTGACGGCGGATTTGAACTCACCGAAGACTTGATCGATGCGCTCTTGGATCAGCTCGCGTTGCGATTCGGTGAGCGAGGTGCCTGGGAAGCCTGCGGCCTTGAACTTGCCGGTCGTGAAAAGCTCGACCTTCACGCCGAGCATCTCGGCGCGTTTGCTTTGGTCGATGTGCGGGACCATCACTCCTATGGATCCGACCGATGCCGAGCGCGTCATCGAAACGCTGGTGGCTTGCGAGCCGAGCCAGTAGGCAGCGGATGCCATCGTGCCGGAGGTGTGCGCACGCACCGGCTTGACCTTGCTGGCTTCGTAAATCGCATCGGCAGCCTCGGGGGTGCCGCGAACGGTTCCGCCAGGAGAGTCGATGTTGAGGACGATCGATGTGACCGCTGGATCAGCGGCGGCTCTTTCAACGGTGGAGCGAACTTCATCGAGACTCGTCGCACCGAGCATCACGCGATCGAACTCGTCGGTGGTCGGAAGGAGCGGACCAGTGATCGAGATTGTGGCGACGCCATCGGCGACGCTCATGATCGACTGCGGTGCTTCGCTCTGCGGCAGGGTGAAGAGTTTGCCGGCGGCCATGTCCATGGCCAAACCGATGATGCCGTCCATTGCCTCCGGGGCGATGGCCCACGGCTCCTGTGTCAAAATGAGATCGCGTGCGTTCACGCGATGCGTGGGGTGTCAATTCCCCATCACTTCGCAGGCCCAGTCGGCGCTTCGACCGGCGGGGTGGCAACTCCCGATGCGAACAGCATCTGAAGTGGGATGTCGTATTTCTTGGCGAGGTCTTGCAGGTGTGCGATGTCGCGTGCGCGGCGTTCGGCCTCCTCCTCAAAGTCCATGCCCAGCTCGGCGAAGTGATCGGACAAGGTCTTGAGACCGGCCTTCACATCCTCGCGGTTTTGCAGCGACTCCCGACCGGCATCGACGGTGACGCGGCGCGGGGTGACGACGGAAATCTTCCACCATCCTGCAATCAGCGGGATCTCGCCACGAGTGATGGCATCGCCAATGACAAATTTCCAGACGGGCGTGAGAAAGCGGCGGATGAGGATGTTTTGCCTGTGGGAGAATCGGCGATCGGCCTTGGCAACCACCATACGGACTCCGGCGCCGCCGATCTTGCTTGAATCTGCGGTGAACTCGTAAGGAACGACGCCAAGTGCCGAATCGCGGCGAAGGTGATCGAGGAATCCGGTGAAGGTGGGCGATGGGCGGTTGCTCTCGAAGGGTTTGAGTTCTTCGCCCGGCTTGAGTGCCACCCATTTGCCGCCGACGATCTTTTGCAGTGCAGTCGGGTCGCTGTGTGGATTGTCCTCGGCCTTGCCAGAGTCGATGTCGAGTCCGCCAAAGCCATCATTGCTGTCGATCTCGCCATTAGCGGTCGTGATCGCGAACGATTTGTCGGCATGGTCCTTGAGCGCGTGCTTTTCGAGCGCCAAAAGTTCCATCTCATCCCGGATGTGATTGATCGAATGTGCCAGCGATGGCACGCCACGAGCCGATGATGCGCGCTCTGGATCGAAGATATGGAGCACCGAGTAGGCCGGAAGCTCGATGAAAGTGCCGTCATCCTGGCGCACATTGTACGAAACTGGTCGGCCATAGCCGTCGAAACGGATGCCATCGACCGTGCCGTCGTTGTTCCCGCCGCTCACACGGTGGCTTTCGATGAGTTGGATCACCGGGCGGCCTTCGACGCGGGTGAGATGGACAAAAATGTCACCGTCTTCGTCGATCGCGCGGCAGATAAGCATTTCGCACTCGGAAAGGGAGAATCGTCCCGTCACCTCGCACTGATTCGACCATTCCTCCCAGTAGTCGAGCGCGCCGGCAATCCATTCGCGGTCTTCGGTCCTTGGCTGGATCTTGAGACCATCGCCGACCGAGTAGACGGCCATGTCGAAGACCATTTCGCGGGCAAACCCGCTGTTTTTCATCAGATACCGGCTGCCTTTGATGAGTTCGTTGCGTACCAGCGGCGTTGCCTCCTTGCGGTGGTCTTGCGGAGCTGCGGCGGGCAGGCGTTGGCGAACGGGCGATGGGTTGACGCTCTCATACGGCGACCATCCGAAGGCTAAAGCGGCGGACTTGGTGATTTTTTGCAGCAGGCTCACGCATTTGAAGGTGTGTCAAACCACCAATCTGAAGGTCACAAATTTTGAATCAAAAAAAGTGAGGACAAAATCATCCTTTGGTGATGTCATGGAAACATGTCATACAACAAATCCAAAACACCCCATGGAGGCCGGATCGCATATTCGTTCGCTGAATTTGCTGATAAAGTCGGCAAAGAGCGGACCTGGGTTTATAGAAATGTTAAGAAAGGTCGCATCCGAGCCATTACTGGTTATGGAGCTGCCATGATCCCGGCATCTGAAATCGACCGCATCTTTTCTTCAGTCAAAAGTGATGACGCTTAATAACGCGCGAAGGATTTGTCAGAAATTACCGGCAGTTGACTGACAGGTGCGGCGGGTCTTTCCGTAGGTGATCGGGTCGAGCTTGCGGAGAGCGTGCTGGCAAGCCGCGATGATCTCTTTCGTGTCATCGAGGCGCTTGTAAGTGATCTGCGATCCCGACTCCTGGAAGCTGACCATGAGCTTCTTCAGTGTCTTTTTGTTCTCTTCGAGGATCTCGACCACCTCTTCGGTGGAAAAACCTGTCGTCATGTCGAGGGCCGCCATGCCCTCTGACAAGTTGTCAATCTTCGGCGGCTTCCTGCTCGGTCTCGCGGCCAAGGATTTTGAGCATGAAGGCAAACACCGTCGCCATCGCCTCACAGTCGAGTAAGTGGTTCGGTCGTTTCTGGATCCGCGACCATTGCCACTTGTCGCCGTCCTTGATCCGCATTTCGGATTCCATCTGGCTCAGGTACGCGATCTTCTTTTCGTCGTTGTCGACCTCGGCGAGAGCTTCGACCGGCACCTCCCATGTCGGGCCTCGGCTTGGATCTTGATTGCGGCGGATCCTCGAGAGGGCGTCTTTGATGTTGAGGTTCGACCAGTAGAACATCTGGGCGACTTTGCCTGCCGAGCAGTTGATCGAGCGCTTCGGGGAATAGAATCGGTCGAGTGATTTGACCCGGACGCCGACGCCGAGGCGCTGCTTTAGTCGGTGAGTCCATGTGGCCTTCCTGTCACCCATCAAGGCGACCCAGCCATGCTCGGCGCAGCGTTGGTAGACCTCGTAGGAGTTGAATCCGGCATCGACGCCGACGAGCGAGGACGAAACGCGGTACTTTTCCTGCTGTTCGAGCAACTCTTCCCAGGTGTGGGCTGTTCCCCAGTCGATCCGGCGACTGGATCCATCGGGGCTCCATTGGGTTATGAGGTACCAAAAGTGATCCATCTGGACATCGACGGTCATCACGCGCAGTCGCACCGGCGGGTCGTCGTCCTCATCCGGCACCCGGATCTTGCCTCCAATGATCGCGCCTTCCTTTTCCCAGGCTAAATCGCCGCGCGCGTAGGTGCTGTCGGTGATCTTAATCGAGAAATCCTCGGTGTATTCGGTGAATGGTAGGGCGAGGCGCTTCTGCCAGAAGATTTTCAACTGCTCCATGTCGCCGGTGCGTGCCGACGCTTTCGCCCGAAGGTAAATCTCGGCGAGGTTGCCCCATGATCCCGCGCAGAGACCATTCCAATGGAAGCCGACATTCGACTTCGCTGCTCCGGGGTTCTGGGAGACATAACGCGCGCCGTTCATAGGGTTGTTGAGCTCACGCCGTGATCGGTCGGTATCGGGAAAGCGGGTGCCACACTCGCAGAACATTTCGGTGGTCTCGCGGACCCGCTCGTAGTCCCACGCGCCATCTTCGAGGCGGCAATCCTTCGACCACTCGATGTTTTCCCATTTCCATGGCTGCGTCGTCTTGCAGCTCGGGCATCGCCAGCACCATTCACGCTGGTCGGTCGATCGAAATTTCCGATCGGTGTCGTCGTCCACCTCGCCGGCCTGCGACACGAAGAACCTTTTTCCCAGCCACCCGAAGGCGGTGACCCGCGCCTCGGCCTCGGCCATGTGACCGGATGGCCAGCGCCATGTCTCATCGCCGATCAACCAGCGGATCGATCTCCTTTGTAGGTTGGTCTTGGAGTGAGCACCGAGCACCCAGCCGGTCATGCCGTTGAGAAATGCGACCGAGTTGCGCTTGAGCTTGTGCCTTTCGGTTCCTTGCTGGCGCGGGAGGATTTCGCGGATCGGCGCACATTGTTTCCAGAGCACTTGCAGACGGTTCTCCATCTGGTCCTTGGCGTCGGCATCGGTCTGGTCGAGCCAGAGCATTGGTCCGGGCGCATTCGCCGCGATCCAGCAGGATCCAAGCTCGGCGGTCATGGTTTTGCCCGCCTGAATCGCCGCGATGATCGAAACCAGCGATACCGACGGATCTGCCAGCGCCTCCAATGGTTCGCGGATCCATGGAGAGTTGCCCGATTGGAACCCACCCGGCACCGGCGAGTACGGGATCGACTCGACATGCTGCTCGCACCACTGCCACGGCGGCCGGCGATCGGTGATCACATGCCCAGTGCGCAGGATCTCATCGAGCAGGTCAGTCGTCGGATTTCTTTCGTCCTCTGGTTTCAAGTTTTGGGATCTTCTTTTGATCGCCAGAGTTCATGATCGCGATGTACTCATCGACCACCCTGGCCATTTCTTTGCGGATGTCGACCGCATCTCTGCCGACCAGTAGCGGCGGCAATTCGTTTTCGAGCTTGTTCCGAAGCAGGGCGTTTGCCTGTCCGATGTGATAGAACCAGCGCTCACGCACCGCGTCGATCGGGACGAACTGCCCCTTGCGAACCAGCACCTTGAGCTCGCGATCCTCGACCTCGGCCAGTAGCTTCCGAGCCCGCAGCGCCTCGCTATCCATCAACTGCTCTTCGCGGGATCCAAGTGTCTGCGATCCGAGCCCACGAGATGAAATGAAGTTACGCCACTCCGTCACCGAGTGACCACCATTCGGGCGCGGCCTCGGAGCCCCGTCGAGCTTCCGCCAAACATTCAATGTCTTGCGGGTGGTCCCTAAAACCTCCGCCAGATCGACCACAGTTGGTACAATATCTGGTGTTTGGCGCTTTTCCTTGGTGGGCGTTGACATGGGTCAAAAGAGGGTCTGGTGGCACCCTAAAAAGAGTTTTCTCACATTTTTTCAATGTAGGTCCGCAAAGCCGCGCCCTCGGCCCCCCCTCCAAGGAGACTCCTTACCCCCACCCCCATGCCTGTATCTTGTGTGGTCTGGGTCAT